CTAATCGCCTGACACCGTCTTCGTGACCTCTTCCATCACAATATCCATGTCGTCGGCCCCGAAGCCGAGCAGACGCCGGGCCTCATAGCGCGCGCGGATGGTGCGGCCCGCGCGGGTGCGCCCGACCAGGCCGACCTGCCCATCGTGATGGATGGCCGCGATCTTCTCGATCGAACCGCCGCCGAAATTGAGCTCGACACTGTCAGGGGCGGCCTTGATGCGCAGGTTTCTGGCTTGGCGGAGACGGCGGAACATGCGCTCACTGCGGCGAACCTTGCTGCCATCGGGGCGTAGGCGCGGTTTGCGGGGGGCCATGGCGCTGCCGTCCGGCTCGACATTGGCAGCGATGCGCTTCGCATTCGAGCGACGCAGCGAGCGCCCGATCTTCACTGAAAGCTTGCGGCGCTGGCCATCGGACAGGCGCAGCATCAGCCCTTCGAGCCAGTCTTCAAACTTGGTGAGATCGGTATCGGCCATGGGTCAATTCCAGGGCGGCAGCGACCCATCGCGATCGGCCATCTCGGTCAGCGGCGGGGTGCCCGCCGCCCATTCGCCGTCGCTGGCGATCAGCGGCAGGTCATCGTCGAACAGCGGGTCGGGTTCGGCCAGGTGCTGCATGTCGAACCCGCCATCTACGCGGCGGCTGACCGACACATTTTCGTCGAGCATGATCTGCAGCTGTAGATCGACGGTCTTGCTGTCGATGAGATCGACCTCGATCGACAAAGCTTCTTGCCCCGGCGAGAGTCGTTCGGGCTGATGCACGCGCAGCCAGTTGGTGACGGCCAGCATGACGACGCTGGGTTCGCCTGCATATTCGACCAGGATGATGTTGAGGCGGTACCGATAGGCAAAGCCGAGGGTATCGGTGCCGCGCGACACAAGCGTGCCCTGATCTACCCACATGAGCAGCTTTTGCGGGTCACGCTCTGCCTCGGGCAGCATTGCGACGATCGCGGAGCGCAGGGATCCAGGCTTGATCATGCCGGGTCATTTTCCGGCAGCTGGGCCATATCGCCCGCTCGCTGGGTTTGCGGGATCGAGGACGTGAGCTGATCGCCCATGCGTTCGACCTGCCTGCCTGACGACAGCGCGACCAGCGCCGACAGGCAATCGGCGATCTTGACCACCAGGCCACCGGCGATGGCCGAGAAGATCGATTCCGCCCAGTCGGGCAGCTTGCCCCATGTCATCGCGGCAATGATCGCCAGCAGCACGATGAAGCAGCCGGCGGCGATGAATTTGACAACGCTGCGGTCGCCCTGACGATCTAGTACGCTGCTCATCGGGCGATCCACTTCGCATGCGCCTTGGCGATTTTGATGTGATAGGCGTTCTTCGCATAGCCGGATCCGTTATAGCCCTCGGCGAACGGGATGCAGGCAGCGTGCATATTGCTGATCTGCCGCAGCTCATCCTTCAGGCGCTTGCTCTCGACGAACGCACAAAAGGCGTCGAGGTGATCGCGCTCGCTGCGCTTCATGGCTGACCAGAATTCCTCAACGCTCGCGAAGCCCGCCAGCTCGAAATTGAAGCCCATTATCTGGTAGCGCCCGACCGAGGCCGATTTGAGCGCGGCCACCGCGTCGAGCGCGATCGCCTGGTTGAGGCGGTCCCACTCCCCTGCCCCGCCGACATAGAGCTTCCTGTTCCACGCCTTGCTAGACAGGTTCGGATGGCTGGCGCGAAACCGGCCATTGGTGAACTCGTCGAACTTGTGCGCTTCGAACAGGATGCGCGGCCTGCCATCCGGCAGGAAGCCGCTGCCGTTGCTCTCGACTTCATCGACCGCGCGGATCTGTGCGATGGTGCATCCTAGACGCGCGGCGGCGGCGGCATAGTCCCGGGGCGAGAGGCCGATCTTGGCGATAGGCGATGCATCGGCGGGCGCGCGGCGCGCGTCCCAACTGGCAGCGAGCCGGTTGATCAGGTCAACCTCTGCCTGCACGAACTGGTTAGCGGGAGCGCTGGGCCGCAGCAGCGCAACGATCCGGTCGGCGGTGGTGGTCATGTCGATGCCTCCTCCAGGCGCATTTCCTCGAGCAGCTGCTTTGCGCGCTGCAAGGTGCGGTGGCCCGGATCGAGCCCTTCCATCGCATCGAGCAGCAGCTGGATGATCGTCCACATCTTCGCCCGCCGCTTGTCGCCGCGCTCTTCGCGCTGCTCGCATTCCTTGAGCGCGTTCTCGATCCGGCTGAAGCGCTGTTCCAGCCTGTCGGCTTCGAGCTTCTCGGCTGCCCGCCGCTCGGCTCGCCAGGCATCGTACTTGTTCCATGCGAACTTGAGGCCCACCCCCATGGTCGCCAGCAGCGTGACGATCGCGGAGATAAGGGCGGGTGCGTGTGTCATGATCAGTCCCAAAGCTGGATGGTTTCGCGCATCGCGGGCGCGGTGGTGGTGATCTCGGGCAGCTGCACGATGGTGCCTTCCGCGAGCTGGGGACCGGTGGCGGCGAGGCCGGGATTGAGAGCATAAGCCTGCTCTGTGACGCCCTGGGTGCGCCCGAGCACCCGCCAGCAGATGGCGTCCAGCGTTTCGCCAGCGAAGGCCTTCGCCACCGTCACAGCAGCGACACCCTGTTTCGCGGCACGGGCTTTTCAGCGCCGATCGAGAGCAGGTCGCTGACCGCATTGTGCGCCATGCGGCGATAGACATCGGCGGTCTGCAATTCGTTTTCGCTGCGGATATTGGCCTGATCCGATGCGACCAGATCGCGGTGATTGTCGGCGACCTCAGCCGCAGCGAAATATAGGATGATCCGTTCCCAGATCAGCACCGCCCGCTTGCGTCCATTGATCTGGATATCATCGACCTCGGCAAGGCCATCGATGCCTGCTGCTGCCTGAGCGCTGCGCCAGCCATGGACCTGGCGAAAGGCGGTGACCATCGCCCCTTCGATCGCGTTGACCAGGCGTTCGTGTGTCACCACGCCTTCGCCGATGCGCAGCTTGGCGCGCACATCGTTGACATCGATCGGGGTGAACCATCCATCGGCCTCTACCGTGCTGCCAGCAGGCGAGGCCGGGGCGGGCGGCGTGGCGATGAAACCTGACACGGCTCTGGCCTTTCTGCTCTGGTGCCGCGCGCCGCTTTACGGGGGGTGGGGATCGCCTTTGGCTTATGGGCGGACCCTGGCCAGAGATGATCCGCCCCCCGAGCGGCGTGGGCCGATCTTTTAACCCGTTGCGTTGTCGCCCGAAGGCGGCGGGATGAGGCGCTCCAAGCGCTCGATTTCCTTCTTCACGCCGATAGCCTTGTTGAGCTGCAGCGCGCGCTTATAGGCATCGAGCGCAGCGTGCAGCAGCGCGGGCTTTCCGCCAGCAGGCGCGCTGTCTGCCTCGGGGTCGAATTCCTCAGCCGCCTTGGCGAAGGCGCGGCCCATCGCCTTGAGCAGCTTGGCGCGTGCCTGATCGGGCATGTCATAGCCGCCGGTCAGCCGCGCCAGGCGCACGATCTGCTCGAGCGTGGCGAGTTCCGGCTCGGCCAGCACGGCGATGGCGATCTCTTCGGCCAGGAGGCACGCGGGCGTGCGCACATAGCGTTCAGGCAGCGTGATGCCGAAGCGCAGCACATGCTCGCCGATATCGAGCGCGCGATCGATGTCGCGATAGTCGATCGCCCAGATCATCATCTGCGCGACGATCTCATCCTGCGCCGCATTACCCTCGGCACCAGCGGCGAGCGCGCCATCCACCCATGCGCGGAAGGTTTCGGCCATCTCGCGCTTGATCGGGTTGCGGCCCTCGATCGACTGGATGTCGGAGAGCGAGCGGAGATTGTCCTGCAGCACCGCGTAGAGCGCGCGATATTCGCTGGCGACCTCGCCGGTTTCGGGCATAGCGACGGCCTTGCCAGGATCGGCAGCAGGGCCGATCGACTTACCAGCTTGTGCAGCGAGTGCGCGTTCACGGTGGCGGCGGGCAAGGCTGGTCATGGCTCATCCTGGCATCGGGGGGAAAATGGTGGGGGCCTTTCACCCCGCTCGACCTGTCCGTCAGGCTCCGGCGACCCTATCGGGTATTCGGTTAGGCGGGCTTCTTGCCGATCACGATGTTCTCGACGAAAGCGCACATTCCATAGTCTTCGACGACATAGGCTTCGTTGACGCTCTCATAGTTGGCGATCCGATCATACTCCGGCTCTTCCTTCACCGTGCGGCGGCGGGTGCCCTCCTGGATGTAGATGGAGAGGTTATCGAGCCGGGTGATGAGCAGCGCATTGGCGGGGAAGAACGGCACCCGCACCGCCGGCAGGCCACCCATCTGCTTTTGGGAGCGGATGATGCGATCCATCGCCTCAACCTCGGTGGCAGTGCTGCCAGCGTTGTTGATGATTGAGAAATACTTGTCATGGACAAGGTCGCGCCCGACGATCACCACGAGCTCGGTATCATCACGGTGCCATTCGTCGATCAACTCGACAGCATCATAGACCAGGGCATCGAGCGACTTGTAATCGACATCGGTGCCGACCTCGCCCTCAGGATCGACATAGATGGCCTTGAGCGGGTTCACCGTCAGCGCACCATCGCTCAGAACGCGCGCCGGGGCGTTGGTGCGAATCTTGTGCAGCCAGCCTTCGTTGACGTCCTGAAGCTTGGGGTTATCGACCAAATCGGTTTCGTTCTCCGCCGACGTGCCGTTCCAGCCAATCATGATGTGATCGCGACCCTGCTGGCGCAGAATGGAATCGCGGATCAGCGTCTGGAACTCGGGGCGATGCCGCCAGGCGTCGATCTTTGCATAGGAGATCGCGTGGTCGAAGTTGGTCTGCTCGCAGATATACTGGCCCTTGTCGGCGGTATCGGTCGGGTCAGTGGGATTGCGACGGTTGCCGCCTGCGGTGTTGACGCGGCCCGCCAGCGGGCGCGTGACGCCGACGCCAACCTTTTGACCCTTCTGCTGGGTAACCGGCACGATCTGGATCAGCTGAAGGAATTCGCTGCTTTCCTTCATCACCTCTTCGAGCCGCTGCTCGACCACCGGCGCGACGGTGAAGTTCTTGCTGACCGCGTCTTCGCTGACGCCGTTGATCAGAGCGATCTGCGATACATAGGCGTTGAAGAGGAGGCGGGTTTCGTTGCGCATCATTTCGATCCTTGATTTGCCCTGGGGGCGGTTGTCGGCGCGGGGGTCTGAGGTGCTGCCCGATCAGCAATCGGTGCGGGCGAAGTTGCTGCCATTGGCCTGCGGCCGCTGCTGCTGACCGGGTGCTGGGGTGGCTTCGACCAGCTTTTCGAGTGCATTGAACTTGAGCGCGAGCTGATCCATTTCCTCGCGCTGGGCAGTTGCCTGGGACTGCAGAGCGCCGTCGATCTTTTCAGCAAGGCCGGTGAACAGCGCGGCGAAGGCCTGCATGTCAAAGCCTGCTGCGAGCTGCTGCTGCTCGGGCGGATCGGCGGGCTTGGGTTCGGGTGCCTTGCCGGTCAGCTTGGCCGTATAGCCGTCCATCATCGACTTGAACGCGGCGAGCAGGCCCTGCCCGGCCTCGGTCGGGTTGCCCTTGTCGTCGGCTAGCTCCAGCGGCACGGCGGTATCGCCATTGAGGACGATCGAACCAGGCGCGGCACGATTGAACTGCAGTCGCTCGGTCGCGATGGCGGCGGGGCTGTCCGTCAGAGCGCAGCCCATCAGGTAGGCGAAACCCTTGCCCGCGAAATTCGGCTCGATCTCGATCGACGGATAGACCTTCTGGCCCTGGGCGTTGAGCTTGAGGGCATCTTCGAGCACGTCGAACTCGCCATAGAGAGCCTTGCGCTTCTCGGTCTTGCCGCTGAAATTGACATCGACCTCGCCGACCGAAAGCGAAACCACATCGCCATAGCTGCGAAACGGCGGGTCGCCGGTAACGCCCCGGATATGCTCGATGTTGAGACGCGCCCCATAGGTCTTGGGGTCATAGCTCTTGGCCATTTCGTCGATCATCTTGTCGTCGATCACCCGGCCATCGACGGTCGAACCGGCGGTTGCGAGCAGGAACGGCTTGGTGCGCTTGAACTTCGAGATCGACATCGGGACGGCTCCGTTGCGGTTAGCTGCCAGACCAGGTGAAGGGTCCAGCGGAATTGCCACCCTTGGGGCTGAAAATGGCCACTTCATGCAACGGGCTGCCGTTGTAACCGGCGCGATAACAATCAGCCGGGCGCGCGCGAGGCGGGGCTTGCAGGGCATGGAATGGCCGTCATGGCGATCCTTGCTGCCCTTCCTGCCTCTCCGTTCGATGCGCGCCGCGCCGCCCGCTCGCTCTACTGGCGTGGCTGGTCGATGCAGCAGGTCGCGGATGAGCTGGCGCTGAAATATGCGACCGTCGCCAGCTGGAAGACCCGCGACAAATGGGACGATGCGCCCATGGTGCTGCGGATTGAGGATGGCCTTGAGCAGCGCTACCTCACCCTGATCGCCAAAGACGACAAGACCGGCAAGGATTTCAAGGAAATCGACCTGCTGGGGCGACAGATCGAGCGCCTGGCGCGGGTCCGCAAGTTCGGCACCGATGGCGGCCGCGAAAGTGACCTCAACCCGAATATCGAGCGCCGGAACGACGACAAGGCCAAGGCCAAGCGAGCCGAGAAGCGCAAGAACTGCCTCACGATCGAGCAGTACGAGGCCCTGCTCGACGACTTCCATGATCGCAATTTTGAGTATCAGGAAGACTGGTGGGAGCAGCGGCACCAGCGCACCCGCAAGATCAGGAAAAGCCGCCAGGTGGGCGCGACCTGGTATTTCGCGCGCGAGGCCTTCGCGAAGATCGCCGAGCTGGCGATCGAGGGCAAACAGCCCCGCAACCAGATTTTCCTTTCTGCATCCGAGCGTCAGGCGCTCAAGTTCCGGCGCGAGATCACCAACTGGGTTCGGCGCGTCACCGGGGTTGAGCTCAAAGGCAAGATCATCATGCTCGACTTCACCCGCTTGCACGGTGATGACGGGCCTTCGCTGGACTCGGTCGGCCTCTATCCGCTCTCGACGAACAGCGCGACGGCGCAGGGCGAGAGCGGCGATTTCTATTTCGACGAATTCAGCTGGGTCGGCAGCTTTGCCGAGCTCAACAAGGTCGCCAGCGCGATGGCGACGCACAGCATCTACACCAAGACCTATTTCTCATCGGCATCGACCAAGACCCATGAGAGCTACGCCTTCTGGTCGGGCGAAGAGTGGAACCGGGGGCGCAACAGGGCCGATCAGCGCCCGTTCGACCTGTCGCTGAAGAACCTGCGCAATGGCGCGATCATGCCGGACGGCAGCTGGCAGCAGATTCTCACCATCCATGACGCGGTCAAACGAGGCCTGGGCGATCTGGTCGATGTGGAGCAGCTGCGGAAGGAATATTCGGAAGACTCGTTCCGCAACCTTTTCGAGTGCGAAGAGATCGACGATGCCCAGTCGAGCTTCCCGTTCGCGCTGATCGGCCCGGCGCGGGTGGACAGCTTCTATCAGTGGCGCGACTTCAAGCCCGAGCTGATCGGGATGCCTGCTGCGCGACCCTTCGGCAACAAGCCGGTCTGGCTGGGCTATGATCCGAACAAGCAAGGCCGCGATGATGCTGCCCTGGCGGTCATCGCGCCGCCGGAAAAGGTGGGCGGGAAGTTCCGCGTGCTCGAGAAGCTGCGGTTCAACGGCATCGACTTTCAGGGGCAGGCCGATGAGATCAAGAAGGTCGCGGCGCGGTACAACGTCGAAGACATCGCGATCGACACTACCGGCAGTGGTGAGGCCGTGCTGCAGCTGGTGCTCAAATGGTTCCCGACCGCGCGGCGCATCAATTATTCGGTCGCCGTGAAGGGTGCGCTGGTCATGAAGGGCCAGAATGTCTTCCGCAACCGACGCATCGAGTTCGATAGCGGTTGGAGCGACGTGCAGGCCGCGTTCATGGCCATACGCCCTACCCTCACGGGATCCGGGCGGCAGGTCACCTATACCGCCAAGCGCAATGGCGAGGTGGGCCATGCCGATATCGCCTGGGCGATCCTGCACGCCCTTTCCAACGAACCGATGGACGCCAGCGAGCCGATTTCGCGCGGTGCCAAGGTCAAATTCTTCGACTGATCACAAAAGGACAGGCCATGAGCGACAGCATCGACATCATCCCCGCCGCGCCCGCCGGCGTGCCCGCGCCCAGCAGCTCCGGCGCACAGATTTTCACCTTCGGCGAGGCTGAAAGCGTGCTCGATGGCCGCGACCTCTGGTCGTATTTCGAGATGTGGAAGAACGGTCGCTGGTACGAGCCGCCGATGCCGATGACCAAGCTGGCCAAGTCGTTCAACATGTCGCCGCATCATCGCAGCGCCATCGCGCTCAAGGTCAACCTGCTGCTCAAGCATTTCACGCCGACCAGGTGGTTCGATCGCGCCAATTTCGAGCGGTGGGCCATCGACTTCCTGCAGATGGGCAACGGCTATCTGGAGCGCATCGACAATCTGGGCGGGCGGGTCATGACGCTGAGACACAGCCCCGCGATCTACACCCGCGTCGGCAGCGAGCCGGGCACTATGTTTTTCATCAAGGGACCGCTGGGGCACGATCACGAATTTCGCCCGAACAGCGTCTTCCACCTGCTGCAGCCAGATGTTGTGCAAGAGGTCTATGGGGTGCCGGAATGGCTGTCCGCGCTGCAGGCGGGCCTGCTCAACGAGAACGCAACGCTTTTCCGCCGCCGCTATTATCTCAACGGCGCGCACGCCGGTTTCATCCTCTATCTGTCCGAGCCGCTGGCCGACCAGGAGACCGCCGATGCGATCGAGCAGAAGCTGAGCTCCGCGAAGGGTCTCGGCAACTTCAAGAACATGTTCATCCAGGTTGCAGGCGGAAAGAAGGACGGCATTCAGGTCATCCCGATTGCCGATGTCGCAGCCAAGGATGAGTTCCTCAACATCAAGAACGTGACGCGCGATGACCTGTTGGCCGCGCACCGGGTACCGCCGCAGCTGATCGGCATCATCCCCCAAAATAACGGGGGCTTTGGTGATGTCGGCAAGGCCAGCGACATCTTTTTCGGCAACGAGATCGAGCCGCTGATGCAGCGCATGCGCCAGCTCAACGAATGGTTGGGAGTCGAGGCCTTGGTCTTCGCACCTTACCAGGCACAGGGGCAGCCAGCGCGCCCCGCCTGACCTGCGATCCCTGCCGCGAAAGCGGCGGGGGCAGAGGCGCGCCAACGCCTCAAACCGACGGACCAGACCCGCCACAATCCAACCGATCCTGCCCATGGAACAGGGGACCGGATCATCCCGCCTGCCGACTCGGCGGCGGAACGAATATGGAACAAACGTGATGGAGTCGAGTCTAACTTCCGTGCAGCCGGTAGCGCCGGTGGCACCCTATATCGGCGGCAAACGAAAGCTCGCCAAGCGCCTGTGCGCCATGATCGATCAGGTCGAGCACCAGACCTATGCGGAGCCTTTCGTTGGCATGGGCGGCGTGTTTTTCCGGCGATCGCAGCGCCCGCCAAGCGAGGCGATCAATGACTGGTCGCGCGAGGTGCACAATTTCTTTCGCGTGCTGCAGGTCCACTATGTGGCCTTCCTCGAGATGATGCGATTTCAGATCACATCGCGGGCCGAATTCGAGCGCCTCGCGCTCGAGAACCCGGACACGCTGACCGACATGCAGCGCGCTGCGCGGTTCCTCTATCTGCAGCGCACCAGCTTCGGCGGGAAGGTTGTGGGGCGTGGCTTTGGAAGCGCGCCTGGCTACCCTAGCCGCTTCGATGTCAGCAAGCTGCAGCCGATGCTGGAGGCAGTGCATGATCGCCTGTCGGCGGTCGTCATCGAGCGCATGCAATGGGCCGACTTCATCCGCAAATATGATCGGCCCGGCACATTGTTCTATCTCGACCCGCCATATTACCGCTGCGAAGGCGACTATGGCGCTGGCATGTTCGATCGCAGCGAATTCGCGCAAATGGCCGAGCTGCTCTCGGGGATCAAAGGGCGGTTCATTCTGTCGATCAACGACCACCCGGAGATCCGCGCAACCTTTGCTCAGTTCCACCTTGAGCCCGTCCAGGTGGGCTACAGCATCGGCGGTGGCAACAAGCAGGCCAAGTTCGGCGAGCTGATCGTCACCGCCGCTGGTTAACCATTTTTTAGCCACTGACGTTTACCACATGGGTTCTCCCAATCTAGGGCGAGGCCCAAGGCTGCGACCTACGCTGAAAAGCCAACCTTAGGGCCGATGCGCATCCCCCCCGCGCATCGGCCCTTTCCTTTGCCCGGGATCGACGCCCAGCGGCCTCGCCTGCCCCCTGACACCCCTCGCGGCGAGGCCCATCGCCCCCACCCCGCGCGCCGCGCTCGCCCCCACGCTCCACTTTCGGCTTTCTGGTCGGGTTTTTGTGCAGATCAGGCAGTGGCTGGAAATCCTTGGGAGGGGTATCCCCCTGGGAAAAACCCTACATTCCCTACATCGATCGAAAACAGGGGCTAAAGCACTGAAACTATGCAGAAAAAATGTAGGGTTGCGAACCCTACATCGTCCTACATTTTAAAGCCGAAAATCCTATGTCATTGATGAATATATGTTTTTTTCATTCAATATATAGGGTTCTATCAATCCTATCTGGTAGGGAAGATGTAGGGAAAATATAGGGTCGCAAACCCGCAGAAATCCTTGGATGTAGGGAATGTAGGGTGTTTCCCACGCATAGGCGGCAACCTTGGGAGCCTGACGGGAAACTGCGAAATTTTCGCCAGCGTGCCGGCGGCAGGCCGTGATCATCGATCGCGGGGATCGTTATGCGGTTTTATGCGGGTGGAGGCGGTCGCGAGGTCGGCCGAGCTACGGCTTGCGCTTGGGCAGCTGGTCCATGAGCGTGACGTTGATGATGCCGCGCTCCTTCGGATAGTCGTAACCCTGAAGCGCGCGGATGATGATCCAGGCAACCGATGCCCCCTCGGCCTGGTAGCTCAGCTGCTCAATCCGATCTGGGTCATAGGTGACGATGGCGAATCTACGGCGGGGCATGGCCGCTTTGTTCTCACCTTGTTCTCAAGTCGTCAACGCCGCGAATCAACCTAGCGGCGCTCCGAGGTTTTTCCCCCATGCCCGCTAAGTCGTTGATACCTATGATACCGTAATAACACTGGAATGTGGGAAAGCTGATTGAAAACAAACAGTTTTAATGTTTCACGGCTGAAACACGGGTTCGATTCCCGTAGGGGTCACCAGGGATGCTTTTTCATAGCATCCCAAACGGTGCCAAGAATGGCTGTTTTCTGCGGTTTTTTCTGATATAATGATGCCAGTTGGACTGGCGAGATATCACTGCATACCAACAATCTGATGGTATCCGTGATGGTATTGAGCTGGCCGCTCAGATGGAGTGACCATCATGGCGTTGTCGGTGTTCGCGATCAAAGCAGCCGAGATTCGGGACAAGCAATACAAGCTCAGTGATGCCGACGGGCTGTATCTGCTCATCACACCGAAAGGTGGGAAATGCTGGCGCATGAACTACCGTTACTCGGGTAAGCAGCGCACTTTATCATTCGGTGTGTTCCCAGACACGGGCCTAGCCGAAGCGCGCGCCCAGCGCGATGCCGCCCGCAAGGTACTTGCAAGAGGCGAAGACCCTGCCGAGCGCGCCAGGATCGATCGCTTGTCGGCAGAAGCCGCTTTTGCGAATACGTTCAGAGCGGTTGCGGATGAGTGGCTATCAAAGGCCGAAAAGGAAGGTCGATCACCAACCACGATGAAAAAGCTGAACTGGCTTCTGGATTTCATAAATGCGGCGATTGGAAATCGACCGATCGCATCGATCACGCCGTATGAGCTTTTGAGTATGCTCCGCAAGATGGAAGATAAGGGGCGATACGAAACCGCTAAGCGGCTGCGCAGCACCTGCTCCCAGATCTTTCGATATGCCATCGCCACAGCTCGTGTTGATCGCGACATCGCAGCAGATCTCCGCGGAGCTTTGATCGCTCCAAAGCCGTTGCATCGCGCAGCGGTTACGACATCTGCGGAGGCGGGTGAGCTTATGCGGGCCATCGAAGCTTTCGAGGGGAGCACAAATGTCCAGAACGCGTTGCGGCTGCTGCCGCACGTGTTTGTCAGGCCAGGTGAGCTTCGATTTGCCGAATGGACCGAGTTAGACTTCGACACGGCTGTTTGGACGATTCCGTCGCACAAGACCAAAATGCGTCGCGCCCACCGCGTCCCTTTGTCTAGCCAAGCGATGGCCATCCTTCGCTCCATCGAGCTGAGCAGAGGGTGCAGCCAATACATTTTCCCGTCACGTTCTTCGGCAAAGAAGCCAATTTCAGAGAACACCATCAACGCGGCGCTTAGACGTATGGGTTACGCGCAAGACAAGATGACCGGTCACGGTTTCAGGGCGATGGCGGCAACGCTGCTCAACGAAATGGGGCTTTGGCATTCCGACGCGATCGAGCGCCAGCTTGCACACTGCGATACTAATTCAGTCCGCCGAGCATATACTCGCGGTGAATACTGGGATGAACGAATCCGCATGATGCAGCATTGGTCAGACTATCTAGATGTTCTGCGGCGAGGGTTGGCCGGGACGAGCGGATAG